CTAAGTAACATGTCTTGGGATGAGGTACACACACTAGCAAATAGTGTCTACAGGGGTGCTTGAGGATAATAAATTAAAAATTAGGAGATGAAAAATATGGCAAGAGATTACATAAGAAACATAACAGATATGGAAAGATATTTTTACGGCGCAGGTAACGCTATGGGCTATTCCTACTCCGGTAGTGAATTGTTGAAGGCTGACGCACCAATGCTAAGTACTACAGCAGGTACATACCAAGCAATCTACGGTAGAAAAGTTTGGTCACAGTTGAACCAAGAGTTTAACGCATTCTCAATTCTACCTAAGAGACCATGGGAAAGAAGTGGTTGGAGGGTTATTACTGACAGACCATCCTTTGCTAAGGGTGGCGGTGTAGCAGAAAACGCTACTCTACCGGACACAACTAAACCACAGTTCCAACACATAGCCGCAAAACCAAAGACAGTTGTTCACACATTCGACATGAGTGAAACCGCTATGTTCTTGGCTGACAAAGATGACGGTCTAGGTGACATTCGTTCAGTACTAAAGGAAGAAATGGGTAAGCACCACGCAGAACACATCAACAAGATGCTAACAACAGACTGTGCTACAGTAGCAGGTAACGACTTTGAATCACTAGATAGAATCACCGGAAATGACGGTGGTGCAACCGGTGGACTAACTTCTTTGGAAACAGGTGCGGCGGCGGCAGACCACTGTGGCGCAACTGACCTTGACATCTACAGTATTAGCCGAAGTGCAAACTCATGGTCAAACGCAGAAGTAAACTGTGGTAGCGACCAAGATGCGGCTAACAGAAGGACTCTTTCACTAGACCACTTAGACACACTATTCCAACAGATTTGGGTTCGTGGTGGTAATCCAAAGGTTATCCTAACAGGATATGATACTCTAATGAGACTTCAACAACTACTACAAAGCCAACAAAGGTTCATGGAAGAGAAGAGAGTTACACCAACCTACAACGGTGTTAAGGGTGTACCGGGTATTGAAGCCGGTTTCATCGTAGCAACTTACAACGGTGTACCAATCATTCCATCTAAGGATGTAGTAAAAGACGGTATTTCCCGTATGTACTTCTTAGATACTGATTACACATATTTCTCAACTGCTATACCAACTCAATACTTTGAATCCGGTATCGAAACCGGTGACCCATTCGCTATTAACCGTCTAGGACAAGAGGGTATGTACCGTTCAATGGGAGAAATTTGGACAACTTTCTTTGGAGGACATGGTTCAATTCGTGACCTACAGTGAGGTTAATGGAGAAAAAATATTAAGGAGATGATTAAATATGACAAGTGATACAAGAAAAGGACTAACAGTAACAGCAGATGGCTCAAACATTGACGATGTAGATATTCTACTTGACTTAGACATGAGGACAGGTTCTCTAGTTGATGAGACTCGATGGCTTGATGGTGCGGCAGGTACAGCAGGTGCTTACCCCGGTGCATTAACAGGTTTTACCGCTACTAATGATAACACTATCAACAACGCCGGTGGCTCAATGAGAATGGTTACAGTAAGAGTTCAAGCCGGTGGAACAGGTGCAGGAGACATTACTTTCTCAACTGACACAACTTCAACAGATGGTCAAGACGGTACACCTGTAAGCAAAATTATTGCAATAATAGGTAGAAATGATAGAGTAGCACATACCATTAATGGTACAATTGATGGAACAAACCCCCTAAAGATTAACCTAACACCATCTAACCCCGCCGCAGACAGTGACCTAACAGTACTACTAATGTGAGGTGGGCTAAGTGCCTACAGTGACCTATAGGGGGATTTATTACGAATCCCGTAGAACAGATAGTAAAGGTGTTTGGATTAGGGGTAAAACAGAAGAAGTATCTCAAGAGTGGCTTAATACTCATAGGCATACTTTGGATAGTAAAAACTTCCTTATCGAAGGCGATGAAGGAGAAACTGTTGATTTGAAAGATGACGGTATACCGGATGTAGCATGGGCTAGAAAAGATATTCTAAAATGGCTTAAAGATAATGGAGTCAAAACAGGCGCAGGTTACTTAACTAAAACCGCCGCTTTAGAATTAGTAGATTCTCATTTAAATCCACCTATAGTTGAGGAAGTTTTAAGTGAAGAAGAAAATACGGAAATAACAGGAAGTGAACAATAATGGCAGAAATAGATACAAGAACGCATGTAATAGGCGATATGCTTATGATAACAGGAACATTTGGTAAGACAGGTGGCAGTGTACCTTATGATGGACTACTAGGAACGGTTTTCGCCGCAGGTGGTCACTTAGAAAATATTGCATTTAATACAGGTGTGAGAATAAACAATGTTGGCGGTTATGCCGCAGGAACGACAACAATTACCGTTGATACTGTAGATGCTCGGTTATATTTTAATAAAGGAGAAGATATATACAAAGTAGGTCCTGTAAATCCTATAAGGTTGGGTACAATTGCAACAGTAAATAGTGCTACTGAAATTGCACTAGCCGCACCGGGTTTGACAAAAGCCGTAGACGATAGTGAAAAATTATATAAATTCGGTCCACGACAAGGTTCAGTAACTCTTGAAAACGGAGATTTTCATGTAGGTATTGATACACTTAGTAAAAGAGTGCAATTTACACATGGTAATTCAAGTGCAACTTCATCTTCAGCAGATTATGTAGGTAGATTTTGGATTCTCGGTAGCAGGGCTTGATTCACCTAACAGAAGGTGATTTAATTGACTAAAACATGCACAATACTTGGTCCTTACGCACAAGCAGATTTTAACGACTCTACTAAGAGAACCG